CTATCGGGGCTGAATACCATATATGATTTCACCACCGCTGATTTTTTTTCCAAGTGATACATAGATATTTGCATATGTCAGTTTCATATCTTTGCTTACACCATTCATACAGCTGGAATAGGATCTGGTCTTGGAGGGTTTGCCAAGAAGTTTGCGGAGTTTCACACCGTTTTCCATATATTTGCTGGCTTTTTTCAGCTGGCTGCTCTTCTTGGCTACACGTACACCATTCTTATTAAAGTAATAAGGGGTTCCTTTCAGGTCTGCATATACACCTTTTTTTACTTTATATCCATTTCGGTCAAATCCATAGTACTTTTTGCCAATCTTCTTAACTACAACATTTTTCTTATAACCGCTCTCCTTCGGCGCTGCATAAGCCACTCCGTTTTTTCCAAAGTACTGTTTCTTATCTGTGCTCCAGCAGTTTTTCTGCATTACGCCGTCTTTGTAATAATAGGTTTTGGAACCTTTCTTAATAATTCCATTTAATAATGCAGGTGTGGGAGCTGCAACCGGGTCTTCGACTACAGCAGCTGCTCCATCACTGCTGCCAGTTGCCTCTGCATTTGCAATTACTGGTGTCTGCAGCATAAATACACACATTGCAGGAAGAAGTAATTTTTTCCACTTTTTCATTTTCTAAATCTCCTTTATAAAAATTTTTAGCTTTGTAACTTTTTCGTACCTTCTCAGTTGAATCATGATTTGCATGATTTCGCGCACCTTGCGGAATACTGTCTTCTGAATAGTTACTTCGCTTTTTATTTTTAAAGCAGTTTCTGCCTTAAAATTTCACACTTGATCTTACAGAATATGCAAAATGGGTAGATGCCCCGAACAAAGGTCCCATATTGTCATAATAAAGCCCATCAATCATTACAAAACCATGGTCGCCAGTGGTGGCAATTACATACGGCTCATATCCTAAAACCTTGGCACATGCAGCAACTGCACTTGCAACACCGTAACAGCATCCTGAAAGATTATTATCAAACATGTAAATGGCAGACTGATAAGGCCAGATCTGAGTCCTAAACTCTTCATCAGTAGGATAAATCCATGGCTTGAAATCAGTATAGCCCATAAGATAATTGAAACAGGTTCTGAATTTCTGGCTGTTGGACATATTCGGAGCAGTATGCTTCTCCACAAATTTCCTTGCTTTTCGCATACACTCAGCTTTAAGTGCAGAAACCTGAATGGCAACTCCTTCTGAATTGATCTCGTATTCCTTTCCCTTTATCTTATAGCTGGTTTTATTTCTGATGAGAACACCTTTTGAATTAAAATAGTATTTCTTCCCCTTAATGGTCTGTAAACCGGTCAGCCGATAGCCTTTTCTTCCAATGTAATATCTCTTACCTTTCACAGTAAGCCATTTACTCTTCGGCGCGCTGGTTCCGTTCTTTCGGATGTAATAATAGTTTCCTTTGTATTTTATCCATCTGTTTCTTGCCGCATCACCATTCGACAGATAATAGCGTTTTTTGTTCTTATATATCTGCCAGCCTGAATAGCGAATTCCACTCTTATGGAGATAATATTTCCTGCCGTTGATCGTTACCCAACCCGATTTCTGAAGTAAAGTACCATCTTCCTGCCGCCATTGATACCCTTTTTCTACAGCTACCCAGCCAGGATCAGCTTTCGGTGGAACAACTGCAGAGTTATCTGCATTTTCCTCTTTTGGATTAACGGAAGTACTTTCAGAAGTCACATGCGTCGCTTCTGCAGTTTCCGCATATACAATTTGGACTGGTTCTGTGGAAAGCATGGCTGTCAGTATCAATACCAGAATGCGACTTCTCTTTTTCATATTCCTTTCCTCCCATATCTTGTTTCATTATAACAGCATTTCTTCTTCCACTGTAAAAGCATTTTTCCATATTATACCAAAGTCATATACAAATTTCCATGTTTGTTGCGTAAAATGTATAAAATTAACTTTTTCTTAAAGATTAGTTCCAAAAAGCCAGTAAAATCAAGGGTTTTCAGACTATAGGTCTTTTTACTACACCACTTTTACACCATTTTGATTTTCCATCTTTTTCATCTCATCAAATAAAGTCTCATCTGAAACATGACAGTATAAATCCATTGTCATCTGTAATGAGCTGTGACCTAATATTTTTTGAAGTGTTTTAGGATTCATCCCATTTTCTATAGCTCTTGTTGCGAAAGTATGTCTAAATGCATGTGGAGTGAATTTTTTTATACAAATTCCATCAGCTTCCATTTTATTTAGTATCTCGTTTATTGCGTCAATTGCTGACACCTCCTGAAAAGGTTTGCCACTGCTTGTAGGGAATACCAGGTCTTTGAAATCCCAACATTTGCGTTTTTTAATTCTAGTTTCGTTTAATAGCTTTTGACGTATAAGCGCATCAATACATACATTTGTAAGTGGAATTAATCGTTTTCCATTAAATGTTTTCGGATCATGAGCTTCGAAATAGTAGCCATTTTCTCCATGTATATGACACATCGTTCTTCTTACGTACAGTGCTCGTTTTTCGAAATCTATATCACTCCAGTACAGCCCTTTTAGTTCCCCGATGCGCATTCCAGTTTCAAGAGCTACAACGAATAAATTATAGTATCTATGGCCTTTAGCGTATGTAAGGAATAATTTAGTTTCTTCAATTCCAAGAACTCGTCGCTCTTTTGGTGTCTCTTTATCAATTTTAGTTATAAGATCTTTTGCAAAATTCCGCGGTACCAAACCATTTCTTTTCGCTTCCATAAATAAACCATTCAAAACTACTTTGACCCTGACTCTCTGGTGATTGCTTTTCAGTTTATTCAACTCCGATTGCAATATCACAGGGTTTAGCTTCTGTATTTTTTCACGACCGATTCTCTCTTTTATAGATTTATACGCTATATCGTAGGCGCTTAATGTTGTATTTCTACAATTTCCTTTACATGTGGTTATCCAAACCTTATACCATTCGTCTAATGTCATGTTACTTTTTACCAGATTTACTCCATTGTCATCAGCAGTCTGGGCTTTTCGCATTTGGGTTCTGAGATTGTTTAGGTTCTTATCATATAAAGTTTCCCTTTTTCCAAAGCGATTTGTGAATCTAGCTTGATATAAGCCGTCTTGTCTTTGAGTGATACCGATACCCAGTTCTTTTCCTTTTAGTGATTTTCCCATATGTACTCCTTTCCGTAATGGGGAAAATCCAAATTGAACTTACCCCAAATATACCATTTTAAAAGATATTTCGCAATAACCAAGCATCGACTTTATCCCTGTGAGCATATAATCGGTTTCCTATTCGAACAGTAAAACCATTATCAGGATTATGCAACAACTCTCTCGCTTTGGTTTCTCCTATACTCAAATATGCACACAAGTCTTTCACAGTAAGTAACTTCTTTTCTTCTTTATTTTCCATTTTGACTACCTCCATTCTAGTTTTGATAGTACCAACGGAGACCGTCGCCTGCGTACGGAAAATTAAAAGAAAAAGTGAGAGTCATTGCTGACCCTCATCTTTCTCTTCACACACACTGAAACAGAAACCAAATACCAAGAATGCAACCATAAAGAACATTACACCAGCATAGGCTGACCCAAGCATCACCAACACGAACGTAACTATATACGTCATTATGACAGCTTCCAACCACACTAATTCTTTTATAATTTTTTCATTCTTTTTATTCATAATCTAATCCTCCTTCAATAGGTATGTTTTTCTCATAAAGGAGCATGTGCTTTTCGCGAAAAGAAAGAGGCCATGTAAAATATACGCAGCCTCTTTCTTCATTACTTATCAATTATTAATCAGAAAATCTTGCAGAACATCTCTTGTCTCTTTCATTTTCTCGATTCCGTTACCGGTTATCGCATGATTGATGAGATCTAGCATACATCTGAGAATCAACTGGTTTGATTCCTCGATTTTATGTATACGCTTATTATCGTTATCCAGGAGCCGTTCGTGTTTTTCCACCTTATCTCTCAAATCATCAGATGGCTTACGAAGTTCTTTGATAATTTTGTAGACTCCCCAAACAGCCGCGACAAATCCGCAGAGGTAGATGATCTGCTCTGATGTGATTAGAAAACCTGCTTCCGGCATTATTTGTCCCCCTCAATTGTATCTGTGCTTCTCTTACCTTCCACAAATGCCTTGAACGCCTGATGCGCACCTGTAGACGCCAATCCCATAAAAGCTCCCCACACAACCGTTTCCACAGACGGTCCTGATACTACTGCGTTAAGAATGCCTCCGAATACAGCAAGAATGGCTGGAATATCATCATTTGGCACTTTTTTGAAAATGGTTGTGTTCTTGATAATATATCCCACGATTAATGAAGCCGCAAAGATCACCACTACAAAATGATCGGTTAATAATGAAGTTAAAGTTGAAATATCCATGTTTTAGTCCTCCTTTGCTGTTGCCACTTTAGAAATTATTTCATCCTGGATACTGTAGGCAAGTTCCTCAAATTCGTCTCTGTCTTTGCGACACTGGGCTCGATTCGCCTTGCGCATCTCATGGTTTACAGTAGACTGGTTGATATACATGCTCTCTGGATTTGTTTCACTTACAGACGCATTGTATGTTTCTACTGTTATTCCATTTATTATAGACTGACCTGATAAACTAATACTTCTTGATGTTGTTAATGCCATAATGTTAATCCTCCTAGTTTAAGTTAAGTTTTCTTTTGAGTTTTTCGTTTTCGTTTTCTTTTTCTAATTCACTTACTCTTTGATTGAGTTCTTGCATTGACTTCACAACATATGCGAGCATCTGCAAGTTGTTGACAGATTTATAATATGGGTGTCCATCAACTTCTCCGCCACCATCGACAAGGTTAGGATCAAGCTGTTCGAGTTCGTCTGCTATAAAGCCAATCTTGTATTTCTTATGAGAATCTTTTCGCTCGAAAGAATGAATTTTCATTGATTCTATAACTTTGGTGGCATTTTCTACTTCAGTGTCTCTTATGTTACCTTTTAGTCGAATGTCGGAAAGAGCTGTGCTACATACCCTTCCGAGACTAAACCATTTCCACGATCCATCAAGTCTGGTTTGAATCCATATTGATCCAGCGTACGAATCTCCGTGGTAAATAAAAGCTCTATTTCCAGCCACTTGAGCGCCAAGATAAATCCCTACAGCAGTCTTCGAACCTGAACCTCCCACATTGAACCCAACGTAAATGTTTCCGAAATTTCCGTCAATTGCCAGTGGGATTATTCTATTGTTGGCGTCAAAAAAGCCAAAGAAGTTTTCATCGCCTGTACCCGTTGCCGCACCAAAGCGCCAATCTACTGATCCTCTATTGGACTGATATTCGAAGGTTGTATTTATTATGTTATTACTCTGAATATAACCGCCAATGGACATGTTACCATTGGTTGTTATACCTTTTCCGTTATATGCCCGAATCCAATCGGCATCCGTCATATACCAGCCACCACCATAATCCTCGCTATACCATCCTGTAGTACCGCGCGATCTAAACCAATTAGATGCATATATGGTATTAGTATTCATGTCTACAGTCGCAGTTATTGTTTTTCCCTGAACTTTGCCAGTAGTTGTAATGTCGCCGCTGTATAGATTCAGACTACCATACATAGTGATTGTTTTATCAAAGAACTCGAATCCAGCCCCACTTTGTGCACCGGCAGCATTGAGTAATTTTCCAACTCGTACAGAAGTTCCATCGTAATAAAGAACCCTTTCGACATCAGCAGTGTTTTTACATGACAACGAGATTTCTTTTGTAGCGATGATTCTTTTAGCAACAACGTCTGCACTCGTTAATGTCAAACCGCTAATAGTTCCTGTTGCCGTAATGTTTTGCGCAAATAAATCGGCAACATCAATCTTGGCGGCTGTAACAGACAATGCAGCTATTTTCTCTGAGGTTACAGCAGCGGCTCCTATTTTGTCAGCAGTAACTGAATCAGCTGCAAGCTGAGTTGCTGTAACAGTTCCGGCATATAATCGTCCTCCGTTGATATAGGTACGATCATTGTTGTAACACCAGTTGGCTATTCCCATGTCAGCAGAACTTGCAAGGGAATAGGCATCGTTCCAATTACCCCATCCTCCTGTAGGGACATCTGTCATATTTGTACCGATTTGATATGTATACGTTTTACCAACTATGGATTTAACATTGTTGACTTTTGTATCTATTTCGCTGATTGCACTTTCGATAGTTTTTTTGCTCTTTCCGAACAAAATGTCTTCAGCACTAATTCTAAGATGAAATTCTCCATTGTCTCCCTTATAGAACTGAATATAATGATTTGTATCGCCTATACCAACTTGTCCGTCGGAACCGAGATAGAATCCTTTTGTCGTATTAAGAGCTGATGTTTTTACCCCAGAATATATAGCACCATTTCCTATATGATTTCCAGCAATATCTGCTCCAAAAGCTACCAAATCAGTCACAGCCACCTTGTCTGCTGTAATACTCTTAGCCTGAATCAAAGTACCATTAAGACTGTTGTAGTCCGTCTGTTCAGAAGTAATGGTAGAACCATTCGTGTTAAGTTTGTAATAAAGTCCATCTTCTCCTTTAATAACTAACTTATCAGCTTTAATAGTATTGCCTTCGATTAAATCTCCTCGAATAGTTACGCCAACCAATTCACCAGTGATGGTTTGATCACCGACCACCACATTCTTAATGAGACCCGACTCAGAATAGAATTTCTCCATAGCTGCTATACCAATGTTGGAGAAATCAATGTTCGCATACTTGATATCAGCGTCTTTTGCGTTTAGTTTTTCTGCCCGCAAGGATTTAATATCGGCATCATTAGCACTCAAATGCTTGTTAATGGCAACGTTATCAGCATTCAGATTCTTAATGTTACCTTCAGCAGCGTTCAATCGTCCCTTAACAGACACGTTATCTGTTTCCAAATTGCCAACCTTAGCATCTGTAGCTTGTAACTTTTCAACAGTCGCATACTTCAGCTCTGCGTCCTTAGCGGTTAACTTCTCGGCATCCAGCTTCTTAATGCTTGCCTCATTGGCATCCAGTCGACCGGTAATCTTTGCGTTATTTGTTTTCAACTCTCCAATATCAGCTTCACTTGCGGACACGCGTCCTTTGATCACAGCATTATCGGCAACTAATTCTTCGATTCGAGCTCGTTCTGCTTCTAAATCTTTGATGGTGGCTTTATCAGCAACCACCCGCTGTACTTCTAAAACCTGTTCCCTTACAACTTCGACATCCCCAGTTCGTGCTGATGGTGAAGAAAGGTTACCGTTGATGGTGGCGGTATGATTCTTCACAAGAACGGTAACACGCTCTCCCTCATTAGCACTTACTGTAGTATCGCAAGGGGTAAGCAAGTCTGAGCCATCCATTTTGACGTATCTCTGTCCTCCATAAATGGCTACTGTTCCATAAACCGTACTTTCAGTTTTTTCTTTATTTTTACCGTTTACTGTCTTCGCAAACTGGGATATGACATCATTAGATAAACTCAATGATTATCACCCCCACAATTTCGATGTGTATACAGCCGTTTCTGTGACCTTGCAGCCAGTCTCACAAGTGATTGACTGTTTGATTACTTTAGCTTTTACATTGTTTATCCCGGCAGCTTTATAATTTAACAGCACCAGTCCAAATCATGAGTCTTCTCAAAGCATATAATGTTTCGTTATCATCAGCTGGAATCTCAACTCTCCATGTCGATGATTCCCCAAGTTGCGTTCCATAATAACTCACTTGACGCTTTCTTCCTGCATACTTAACTAAAGTTACATCCGGATCTGCTTTATCTGATACATCAATGTTGTAAGGAATTCTTATTAACGATCCGGACCACGGAGGCGTGTCAACAACATCAGCTTCGTTCGCATCCGACACATCAAACGCTGACCATGCTTCACTCCATTGTATAATAACGCCGGATTCGTTGATTGGATACCCAGGTACATCGTAGTACGAAACAGCCCCAGTTGCAGTCTCTGTGGCTATAATCCTGTATCTTGCGTAGTCCAATGCAGGATGCGGGTCTATAACGTAGTGAGACGCACTATTAGGAAGACCGCTTGCTATCTCAATAAATTCGCCATTGTATTCTCTTCTGTATACGGACAGTAATATGCCGTTTATGAGATTTCCGTCCATATCTTCACAATAGGGTCTTATCTGACAAGTATATCTCTCAGAATCATATCCAATCTCCGCATTAGGTTCAGATATTGTCTCTTCCCAATCAACAGTAAAAGTTTTCGATGCGCTGCAGCTAAGTCCGGAATTCATGGATACTGTGACTGTTGCCGTATAAGTCATGCCATTTTCAAAATCAACATTACCAGCCGAGAATTCAACTATTAATATCGAACTGGAATTGAAATATTTGGAGTATATAGACTCACCGGCAGATATCCGAATCACGTTCCCGACCTGATCGACAGTCTCATAACCATCGTCAGCTGTAATTTCTACATGATAACTAATAGGCTTTTGAGAAGCCGGTCCAGGAGAAGCTTTAAGATAGAACGGAAACGAGGATAATGAAGATATTACTGCTCCATTTTGATTGGTTACAATTAAAGCAACCGTTGGGCGTGCGTATACATTCACTTCACGTAATACAGACCATTCACTGTGCGCACCGGTGATGCCGGAAGTCCTTACTCGCCACTTAATAGTTGTACCTTCCGTATATTGCCCTGTATTTACCGAATAAGAACGAGCTTTATCCTGATCGTCTTCTGACGTGTTGTTATAAAATGTTTTTGTTTCGGTAGAACCATTCACCGTCAATTCAAGTTCTGCCATTTTCTCGTAAGAACCATCCTGAGAATTATGAACCCAATAAAGATTCAATGATTCCCCAACCATAGCAGTCGTAGTGGACGACCACGTGGTAGGTGCGGATGGTTCCTTGCCGAGAACAACTGAAGCGTGCATACTCCATCCGGAATTACCAGCACTATTAGTAGCTCTTACTCGGAAATAATATTCCTTACCAGACTCCAAACCAGTGAAAGTAGCATACGTCGCAGTGGACTCGATTGTCTTGCTGCTTACTTGATCTGGATTTGAATCGAAATATGCATCGTTGGTAGTAAACTCGATTTCGTATCCAGTGCAGTTGACAACTTCTACCCAAGTCAGTTCGACAGACGTGGAAGACACTGCTCTGGAAATTATGAAGTGATCCGGAGTGGACGGTGCTGTAACTACTTCACTTGAATAGTCAGAATAATCTCCAAGCTGATCTTTCTTGTTATATCCTGCGCAACATGCTTTGTATGTATGTCCAGGTTCAACAATATATGAAATACTTGCTCCACGATCTTTTATCTCGACGCTTCCGATTTCATTCATGTAATCCCAGTCGTCTCTTTTTATCGCGAACTTGACTCCGACGGCAGACCAATCGTTGTCTAGGTTCGACAAGCTTATATCCAGCTGATTTTTAGTATACTCATTCAGCTTAGCATCTGGAGTAGGCGCTTTATCAGGAACTTTTTCATCAGCCTTTTGAAAAACATATGACTTACTATATGCCTGTTTTCCTGTCCAATACGCCTGTTCTTTGTCATTTACTTTATGGGTTTCGGAAATTGGTGTGACACAAATCTGTACTTTCGTTGCATTTTCCGGAGCTGTCCATACACTTTGTTTCTGTGTTTCAGTCGTATCAGAAGCCCAAAACCATTTCCCCTGACCTGTTCCATATTTCCATATAACCCTATAGCCAGAAGTATGACTCTTATTCCATGTCCAGGTGGCGAACATAGTGCGTTCTGTACCATTCTGAATCTGGATTTTACTTAAAGTCACCATTGAAGTATTCTTTTTGGCATCAGCCACTATTATCGCCTCCCTTCTACTACCACAGCTCGTGTTAATGTCTGAATTGCGTTGCTTACACTACTTGATTCGTCATAAGTAACGCCGTCAATACTATTGTATGTGTTACCCATATTTGAAAGTTTCTTTCCGAGTCTGTTGATTGCAGCCACAACGTCAGAATTTCCATTTTGACCTCTGTTGGACATCATTACATCAACAGCTCTAAGATTAGCGTTCGTTCCAATAGATAAATCAGAGAACATGCTGTCCATACTATTGGATGCCGCTTTCACATTCGTTAAATCCACAACTGGGCTAATCACTGGCTCGGCATCCATACTCATCTCAAAGAGATCTGAAGCTTTGGAGATCACAGATGATAAAGAACTGGTAACATTCTCGCCAAGAGATTCGCCAGCTTCATATACTTTGCTCCCCATAGAATCAACGCCGATGATGAGACCTTCGCCTACCCAGACACCTGACTGTTCTGCCAGTTTAGATGGTGAATGGGATTGCTGTCCAGCACGTTCACCCAGGATTGCTGCTTGCCCCAAACGGTAACCAGCATTGTATACTGCCTGATACTGCGAATTAAGACCATTGATGAGTCCGATTCCGACATAAGAGCCAGATTCATGGAAACTCCCATAGAATCCTCGTATAGAATTCGCCGCATTGCTTACGGCTGAGTTTGCTGCTGATTCGGCATAGCTACTATTTTCTCTGATGCCAGCTGCAAGCTTCAGTATAAGAGCTGTACCAGCTGCTAAAAACACAGAAGCTTTGTGCATAATTTCAGAGTTCATCTTGTCAATCACACCAGATGCCGCTGAAGTGGCTTCACTACTCTTACTGCTTATACCCTTGGAAAGAGACTCGACAATACTATTTCCAGCACTCGTTATGTCTCCAGAAGCAGAGCTGAACGCTTTAGCAACGTTGCTTGTATCTGTCTGACCAAGAGTTGAAACAGCTTTCTTAAAGCTGCTCACTCCACTTGTATCGAGTTCAGAGAGACCTTTAATGAAAGTTGCAAGCCTTGAGGCTACTGTCAATGATCCAGCAATCTGTGTGAAATCCATGGATGCCACTTTTCCTGCATAATCAGATAACGACTGTCCAAGGTCTTCAACTTTGAAGTTCTCAATTCCATCGGATGAGAAGTTGCTGAGACTGGATATGAAGGACTTAATCTTGTAGGCTGAGTTAATTGAGGATGCTACCACAGCGGTATCTACGCCGTTAAGATAGCCATAATATGCTGCGATTCCTTCGGCAACATATCCGATTGTTGTCGGGAAATTATCTAATGTAGCCATTTCACCATCTGTCATCTCTGTGACTTTCCATCTTGTTCCCATAATCTCTACATAGACGATACGAGAACAGTTATCATAGGCAAATGGATCGGCAAGAATGCTAACCGCATCGGCCAGGTTGAGGGTGTCATTGATCTCGCCGAAATTTTGACGTTTACGCCGGTCACTTATGATGTCGCCATAATACTCGTGCTCCACTACTCCGCCTGATTCCCATATACCTGGAGAGGTTTCTGTAGCGGGAAATTGGTACCCAACTTTGCCGAACCATTTGCTCATTTTCGATCTCCTTTACTCTTTAGCAGCAGGTTCTGCCTTTACGGTAGCCAGCTTAGCTGTTGTAGCGGAAGTTGTGTCGGTTGTCACGTATGTAACTGTAACTGTTTCGGAAGCATTTTTACAGCTGATCGGACGATACATGACCCCTGCTGTATCAACGACAAGCATCCCTTTGATATATGCATCTTCCAGTTCCGCCGGAGTAGCTTTCACTTTAAGAGTTTTGTCAATATACGCTACGCCGTCAGCCTTGGCGTAAATTTTTCTAGCTGCTACATTTCTGTCATCAGCGTTCATACGAATGATTTCCATAATATTATTTCCTCCTAAAATAAATTAAGCCGCCGGCTCTTCAAGAGCGATGGCGGAATACAGTTTTGTGAGGGAACCAGAAAGTCTGGTCTCCAGCAGGTATTTATAACGGTTGAAATCAATATCGAAATCTTCAAATTTTGTAATTTCTCCGCCGTTAGTCGCGCCTAACTGATAGTCAGAAAGATTTACAAACAGACCGAGCAAATTTTTCTTTTCGCCGGTACTGGTTGTTCTCTGAAGCCCCTCGAACTGCTCAACAGTATGAATCTCGTTTACGTTGAGTGCTTTTGCCAGATCGGATTTAGAATCATAGATACGACGACCGTTGAGGTCTCTGGAAAGCAGCATCACGTTAAGGAGATGCGGTGTACAATACAGATCTGGAGTTCCAGTTCCTTTGAATTCCTCTCTGGAATACAGAGCAGCCTCGATCATAGCCTCCGCCAGAATATAGTTCTCACTGAAGTTAGCGCCTGTGTTTGTGCCCTGGAGTTTAGTCTTAGCGGCAGCCACATCAACGTCAGCATGGATGCAATACAGTTCATCATCGTTCCAGATAGATCTAATATGATCTTCATGGATTTTATCTGCGTCACCCTCTTCGCGTCCATCGCCAACCAGGATGGCCATAGCGATCACCTCGTTGAGAACATGTCTCATCACCTTCCACTGATAATCTACAATTTTGAAATCGGTGATATCTACGATGTCATCTCTGTTCAGCTCATCTTTGATGTAGATGGTCTGCGGGTCGGTAGACCTACCAATCAGCTTGATTTTCTCCATGTTCTCCTTGTAGTCACCTTTCTTCTGATAGCCGTTAGCTTTAAGCTCGGCGATACGGGCATCAGCATGTCTGGTACGGATGCGGCTGAATGGAGATTTATGAACTTTAGAGATAGCTGCATCAATCCAGGACTGGTCTCTCTCAAGGGTCTCCGGCTCACCTTTCTTCAGAAGCTCATACTCTGGAAAAAGCTTCTCAACTTCTGCATCAAATACACCGTGAGCCAGCTCATCAGAATGCTCTTCGGCGAAAATTGTCATGGCCTGTTTCAGACTTCCCACGCTACTCTTCTTAGCCATATTAATGATATCCACTTCGTCAGAGTGGCTGAGCACATTTGTCTGCTGCTGGGTATTACCCTGGTCAAAAATAGAATGTTTCATATCTTTGTTATCCTCCTTATTATCCTCTTCGTTGTCATCTCCGACACTTCCACGAGCCAAAGCAAGTGCTGCGTATAAAGCATTCTTCTGCTCTTCTGTCATAGTGTCGACGACTTCTCCGATGGTTTTTTCTTTTTTCGATTCGTCTTTGTTTTCTTCTTTCTGCTGACTGTTAGTTTCTTTCTTTTCATCCTGTTCAGCTGAATGATGAAGCATAATATTCTCATCATAAGAAGCAAAAAGTTCATCTTCTTCATCGACGCCATGCGCCATTACAAAATCTACATATGCTCCTGGATTGGCACCAGCCAGAACAAGACTAGCCTAAAGTATCTGGACCGATAAGTCCTTCCACTACTCCATCTATGATATCTGCTTCATAATGCTTGAAAGGATATACATATTCTGAGAGATCTCGATGAATAGTCTTGCACTTAGGACATTTATAGCGCTCTATAGCAACAAGCTTCTTTGAATGATTCTTACCTCTTACGATTCGTTTCACAGTATCGTATCGCTTCAATTTTTCTTTACAGTTAGGGCAGTATTTGTCTATGGTGTTCGCCAA